CCATAATAGCCAATCTCCAGAGGGTTGACGACCTATTCATCTGCTCTCCGGTCCGGTATGACGATTATCTGTTCAAGTTGCTCTTAAAACTGGCGGACGGCACGCTCTACGAATACAGGGACCGGGCCAGGCCGCTCAGGACATCCATGGCTCAAAGGATGAAGATCTACAGGATGATGGGGGTGAGGTGATGGAGAAGGTTATCAATATCAACGAACGACGGCCGCACTTGAGCGGGGAGGCTTTTTGTATTCTATGTAAGGCTCAGTGGGTTGCGGTTGCAGAGGTCGGGACGGTATGGCTTGGATGTCCCGAGTGCGGAGCTATCAAAGGTTTACTACGATGGCCCTGTGAGAGGGGGGGGCAGCACTGGCACTGTAATTGCGGAAATGACCTGTTTCATATCGCGCCGGAGGGCGTGTATTGCCCGAACTGCGGATCATGGCAGACCGGGTTTTAATGGAGATGAATTGATTTACAGTTTCACCCAGGACCCGAGAGCGACCGGGCAGCTCCGCCGGCATGAATACGAAAACCTCCACCGCGGAGTTCGGGGGTGGCGGATGAAGAAAGGGGACTAAATGGAAGCGATCACCAGACCCCACGGCAGACGCAGGTGCCGGGGCAAGGCTCCACGGGAGAGGATTAAGACATATTCCTATGACGATCTCAAAAAGTGGCAGCTTCAGGATCTTGACTTCAAGATCTCCTGGGCTCGTAAAAGGATTGAGCGGGCATTATTAAGCCTGAAGAATCCGTCCGTTGCATTCAGCGCCGGGAAGGACAGCACGGTTCTACTTCACCTTCTCCTCGAATACAGGCCCGAGATATTGGTGATCTATGGCAACACAACTATCGAGTTCCCCGAGTGCGTAAAGTTTGCCCGTTGGTTGAAAGAGGAATGGGATCTCAATTACCACGAGGCCAAGCCGGATGTTTCCTTTTGGTGGGTTGTGAAGGAATACGGATGGCCTTTGATGGGAAAGACCTTTGGAGTCGGAGGCGTGGCCCATAAAAGCAGTCGAGAGAAGTTCTTTGATGATCTTGCGGCCCGTGGAGAGTTGACCGGGGCCTATGCGATCCAGGCGGAGGTCCCCATCTCCTCGGCGTGTTGCACCTTTCTTAAAGAGCGCCCATCCGAAAAGCTTCAAAAGAAGCTCGGCGTTGATGGGGTCTTCCTCGGCCTGATGGCTTCCGAAAGCCGTCAACGGATGTTCAATTTCCTTGAGTATGGCCCATGGTACAAGCCCAAGACTCAGAAGGTCTGGAAATGCCATCCGCTAGCTATCTGGACCGATGATGACATTTGGGCCTATATCCGACGCTTTAATGTTCCTTATGCAAAGCTCTATGACATGGGTTACCGCAATGACGACGGGGAGTGGATATCCCATAAAAGGAACGGGTGTATGTTCTGCGGTATGGATCTCAAGTTCCCTAACAACCATCTAGCTATTATGAGGCGGACCCATCCCAAGGCCTGGAACGTGATCATACGAAAGAAGGGCCTGGGGGACGTATTGCTCCAATTAAGGTTGGCCCTGGATAAGCAATATGACCTCTTCTCTGAGGGTTTGAACCTTGATCAGTATTTGGACCTATTTCCATGTGCGTTTGACAGGATTTAAGGAGGGAGAGATGGAAGCACGGGAGCATGACACGAAGTTTTATTCGGGAGGATTGAGGAATGAAGATCATATCATTTGCTTGGACCACTGAGGCCTTTCTTGAAGGGTTGAAAACAGTAACGCGCCGGGATTGGTCGGATAAGTATGCCCAGAGATTTCATAAAGGGGATTTTTGTAAAGCATACGATAAAAGCCCGCGAAACGGGGGACGGTGTATTGGGATCATACGATTAATTAAAGATCCGTATAAAGAGCCCCTGTCAGCAATGACAGATGAGGAGGAAAAAAAAGAGGGCGGATTATGGGGCTCTGCCAAGGCTTTTGTTGACGCTTACTGTGAAGGGGCCGGAGTGTCACCCGAGCATAAGTTATGGGTAATCCGTTTTCAAGTGGTGGAAGGATACCCAAATAAAAGCCCATTCTAGGGTTGAAGTATGCCTGAGATAATTTTTAAACGGTCCAATATATGTAAAGCATTCGATATCGGGAAGAACGTTTTCTATATGCTGACACGTCTGCCCGGGACCCCGATTAAGAGAATCGGAGGCCGTCAAGGCGTTTGGGCCTGCAATGTCTCGGATATGGAGGAATTTATCCGGAACCTAAAAGAAGGTGAAGACACTTGACATCAAGAGAAAATATCCTATGCTTGACCCCAGTGAAACCAAGGTGTCGCCTCCGGCCCGTGATGCCAGTAATGGCCGCGAAAGGGGGGGGTATTTATAGTCGGGAAATAGTTCCCGGCAGATGCCCGGTATCCGCGAGGACCGGGGCGCTCTTTGGGCGTCACTACATCTGTCGGGATTTTTTTGTCCAAAATTAAGTGAAACCAAGGAGGTCAATGAAAAATGGGATTTATCCGAATGCGAACGGTTTTATGATTCCCAAGGATTAAGGTTGACCTTAGGAGGGTTGAAAATGTTGAGATTCACTTTCGAAATATGCCGACCAAGCCGGAATGGAATTTGGGTGATCCGCCAGTACGATGACTGCTTTGGGAGTAACGTGGTGGGGGTGCATGGACGCTTGTGGCGTTTTTATTTAAGATTTGAGGTAGTAATATAAAAACAATCCTGGATTCCGGATCAAGTCCGGAATGACGATGAAAAGGGGGTTTTTTCCGGTGTGGGGAAAACCCCCTTTTTTTGTGAAAATCGCCCGCCTCTAGCACATCCCAAAAAACGTGTCAAGCTTTTTTCTGTGTCCGTTTTCGGCCTAAAGTGTCCCCTATAGGCGTGTCCGTTTCTGTCCCCTAACTCTTTTTCCCAAAAAACCCGTGCTATGATTCACGTCGAATACAAAACGAGGTGAATCAGGCCGGATGCCCGCCCCAAACAAGATCGAAAAATACGAGTTCCAGGATGAGATTTTGAAGCTGTCGGCTCAGCCGGGCATGACCACACACCGGATCGCGGAGATCCTGACGGAAAAGCTGGAGGGCAGGGACACCATCAGCCAGCCGACCGTTTCCCGTTGGCTCAAGGGCGAGCGGGAGCTAAGGGGCGAGCAGACCAGGGCGATCGTCCAGGACCATATCAAGGAGGCCGTGCCCGAGGACCTGAAGGCCCTGGAGGAGATTGAGGCGTGGCTGCTCGGGATTTACCGGAACCAGATGGAGCTGGTCAAGGCGAGATCTCCGGAGCTTTTGGACGATGACCCCGAGCTTAAGGCCCTGACGGAAAAGCTCCAGGGGGACGGCAACGAGGACGGCTACAGCCTGGACACCAGGATCAACGCGGCCATGAAGGCGGTCAAGATCATCGAGCTGAAACTCAAATACGCCGGCATCCTGGAGGACCCGGATGCGAGGCCCAAACATATCAAGGACATCGAGGATGAGGACCTGGAAGAAAAAATCAAGGAGCTGATGAAGAAGTGAACCTGCCCCGGGAAAAAAAAGAAAAACTCTATGAACTCCTCAAGGAGAGGGATCGGCGCCGGAAACACCGAAAGTACCTTACTTATTACCCTGACCTCGGCCCCCTGAGGCGGGAGCTTTACCCGAAGCATACCGCCTTTTTCGAGGCGGGAAAAGGATACATCGAGCGGGCCATGATGGCGGCCAACCGGGTCGGCAAGACCGAGGGCGTGGGCGGGTACGAGCTGACCTGCCATTTAACCGGGCTTTATCCGGAGTGGTGGAAGGGGAAGCGGTTCGATCATCCGGTGGATACCTGGGCCTCGGGCAGCACCGGCCAGACTACGCGGGACATCCTCCAGGCCAAACTCATGGGGCCTATCAGCGAAATCGGTACGGGCCTGATCCCCGGGGACTGCATCGTCGGCAAAAAACGCAAACAGGGGATCCCTGACGCATTCGAGACCGTGCTGGTCCGGCACAAACCGACGGGCGGGATCAGCAAGCTCGGTTTCAAATCATACGACCAGAAGCGGAAATCCTTTGAGGGCACGGAAAAGCACGTCATTCTGCTGGATGAGGAGCCGGACATGGGTATCTATTCCGAGTGCCTGATCCGGATCATGGCGACGGGCCTGTTCGGCGGCGGCATGATCATGCTCACCTTTACCCCGCTCCAGGGCGTGTCTGTAGTCGTCAAGAATTTCATGCCCTCCGGAAAAATCCCCGAAAAGATGGATCAGAAGTTCGTCATCCAGGCGACCTGGGATGATGCACCGCACCTCACCGAAGAGGAAAAGGCCAAAATCCTGGCCGGGATCCCGGAATACCAGCGGGCGGCCAGGACCAAGGGCGTGCCCATCCTCGGGAGCGGGCTCATCTACCCGCTCGATGAGAAGGATATCCGTATCGATGATTTCCCGATCCCGGTCCATTTCCCGAGGGCCTATGCCCTGGACGTGGGCTGGAACTGTACCGCCGCCCTATGGGGGGCCTGGAACCTGGAAAACGACACGGTCTATCTGACAGGGGAGTACAAACGCGGAAAGGCGGAGCCGCCCGTGCACGTGTCAGCCATCCAGGCAAAAGGTAAATCACTCAGGGGCGTCGCAGATCCGCATGCCAGAGACAGCAGTCAGCGGGACGGCAAAAAGCTGATGAATGAATACAACAATCTGGGGCTGGATCTCTCTCCCGCGGATAATGCCGTTGAGGCGGGGATATTTGATGTGTGGACCCGGCTGGCAACGGGCAGGCTCAAGGTGTTCCGGTCCCTGAGTGAATGGTTCGCGGAATACCGGCTGTACTCGCGTAATGAGTCGGGAAAGATCGTCAAACAGGATGATCATCTCATGGACGATACCCGGTACCTGGTGAGGTCGGGTCTTACCGTGGCAAAGGTTGTCGGGGACGTGAAAAAGAGGAATTACTCAAACCGTGTGGCATACGCCCCACAGGGCTGGATGGGGAATTAAAGGCCGAAACGGCGAAACGGCGAAAAGACAGAAGTTGAGAAGGTGAAAGGATGGATTTTGACGCTTTGAATGGGCATTCGAGTTTTTGCGATATCACCCGAAACGGGTTGAGCGGAATCCTGGGTGTTTGTAGCCGCATTGAAAAGGGGGGGGATCCTTTCCAGTGCGTGGAAATGATCAAGACGCTGTGCAGTGACATGGAGGAGAATCTTGTCTTCCTCCAGGAGAAAAAACACCTGGAGGATTTACGAACCCTGGCCTTAAGGATCGCCTTCCAGTACATGGGTACGCCCTACAGGTGGGGGGGCGATGATCCCATGGCCGGGTTTGATTGTTCGGGGTTTGTCATCGAAATTTTGAAATCCGTCGGTCTGCTTCCGAGAAATGGCGACTGGACCGCCCATGGACTCGGTGAATGTTTCAGCGGGTGCGGCGTGCCTTCTCCTGAGAGAGGCTGTCTGGTGTTCTGGAAAGACGGATCAGGCCGTTTCATTCATGTCGAAATGTGCATATCACGGGAGCTTTCAATAGGGGCATCCGGCGGGAGAAGCAACACCAAAACCCAGACCGATGCCGTGGATCAAAACGCCTTTATAAAGATTCGGCCCATCCGATCGAGGCCTAATGTTGGGGCGTTTGCGGATCCGTTCATAAAATTATCCGGAGGGAAAGATCATGAAGCTGTTTGATATCAAGCGGCCCAAAAAGACGAAAAAGGAGATGGAGGCGGAAACACGGCCCATAGAGGTGGGTGACCAGGAACGGTACCCATATGGAAGCCGCCTGGATTTCCAAAAAGAGGAAATCGAAAAGATTCCTTTTCTCCAGGACGCAAAGGCGGACGCCAAGGTCAAGATCGTGGCGGAGGCTTTTGTCAAGGAAGTGGCTGTCACGGATGTTTCCGAGAAATCCGGACGAAGGCCCAGGCACCGGGTGGAGATCCAGATCGAAAAGATCGGCATCGAGCCCCTGGTCAAAAAAAACCTGGCCGAGATGGACAACGAGGAATACCGGGAGGCACGCAAGGGCTGATGGAATCGTACATGAACATTGCCATAGTGCTCATCATCGGCCTGTTTATGTGGCTGATCAAGATCGATATTGCCGGCGTAAAAAAAGACATGAAAAGCCTGGTCAATTACGACAAGTGCAATGAGCGGCGGGAAAGCGTGTGCCGAAAAATAAAAGAAGTGGATGACGAAACCCAGGAACAGTGGGGCATCATCAATTGTCACGGCCATAAGGGTCTGGACGGCGATAATAACCTTGTGGTCAGAACGGCAACTTAGGGGGATTCACCATGTTTGGAATAGACGACGCTATTGGGGCTATTGGCAACATTGTCGGAAAGGCCATGGATCACTGGTTGCCCAAGTCAATGGATGAAAAAGAAAAGGAAGAGATCAAGCTGAAGGCCCAGGTTTGGGTTATGGAGCATGGCTTGAAGGAGGATCAGAGCTTCAGGGATTTCATTGTGCAATACGAAGGGGCGGCCAAGGATGCGGGATGGCTGATTACCTTCGTCAGGGGGATGATCAGGCCAACCCTGACGGTTGTCGTCACGGCGGCCTATATTTGGGGATGGCTGCACCCGGAAAAGTGGACCCCTGAACAGATGATCATACTCAAGCCGGCCCTGCTCGTTGTCCTGATTTTCTGGTTCGGCGATAAGGCACTCCAGAAGAGTGGCTTACTGGATAGCTTCAGAAAAAAATAAAGCCGAGTTCTACCAAGGAGGCAAGTCGTGAAAATATTCTTTTACTTTCTTTCTCTCTTTCAGTGGATAGCTCTTCACCGTTTGCCGGTTCTCCCCTGGTGGGCCTGGGCCATTGTGATTATGGTCGCGGCAGCCGCCCTGGGGATCCTTTGGTCCTTGAGATTCTGGGGGTGGACGATGTGCATCGCATTTCTTGTCATTTATTTCGGCCTTAGCCTTGTGGTTTGGTATGCAGAGGGTTTTTAGGGGTAGATATGGCTAAAAAGAAGACCGACAAAAAAAACAATGCAGATCTCCTCCGCACAGCGAGGAAGCAGGCTGAAAAGGCGATCGAGGCGGATAAGGAGAACCGGGACGCCCACATCGAGGACCTGAAGTTCCTAGAGGGGGATCAGTGGACAACCGATGCCAAGGCCACCCGTGAAGACCGGCCCTGTTTGACCATCAATAAGCTGCCCCAGTTCCTGGACCTGGTGGAGGGGGACCAGCGTCAAAACCGGCCCGCCATCAAGGTGGTGCCCGTGGACGATAGGGCGGACGTGGAGACCGCCAAGATCATGAGCGGCTTGATCCGCAACATCGAGGCGGACTCAGATGCGGACATCGCCTATGACACGGCCTTTCAGCAGGAAGCGGCCGGCGGGTACGGCGTTTTCAGGATCATCACCGAATACGCGGCTGAGGACGTGTTTGAGCAGGATATCAAGGTCAAACGCGTTGAAAACCCGATGATGGTTGTTTTCGATCCGGACGCCAAGGAGTGGGACCGGTCGGACGGTAAATTCGCCTTTGTGTTCGAAGATGTGCCCAGGGACGATTGGGATGATCGGTTCCCGGGCAAGACCCCCATGGAGTTCGACACAGCCAAGGGCGAGCTGGAGGGATGGGCCACATCCGAAACCGTGCGGATCGCCGAGTATTTCAAAAAGGTACCCGGCGGGAAAAAGACCATCTACCAGCTTGAGGACGGCACGATCACGGATACGCTGAAAGAGGGCCAGGAGGCCGTCAGGCAAAGAGAGGTCGAGACCCAAAGGGTTGACTGGTATCTGATATCGGGTAATGAAGTGCTCAAGGGGCCGAAAAAATGGCCCGGGAAATATATCCCACTGGTACCGGTCTGGGGAAAGGAACTCAACATCAACGGCAAGCGGATCCGGCGGGGCCTGATCCGGCACGCCAAGGATCCGCAGCGGATGTATAACTACTCCCGGTCCGCCGGGATCGAACTGGTGGCCCTCACCCCCAAATCGCCCTATATGGTGACGCCCAAACAGATCGAGGGGCATGAAAACCAGTGGAAGCAGGCCCATAAGAAAAATTATCCCTATATGCTCTACAACCATGACCCGAATGCCCCGAACAAGCCCTATAAGGAACAGCCGGTTCAGCTCTCAACGGCCATCACCACGGAGATCGCCCTGAGCAATGAGGAGCTGAGGGATACGACCGGGATCCAGGACGCCTCCCTCGGGAAGATGAGCAATGAGCGTTCCGGCAGGGCGATTGCCGAGCGGCGGCGATCCGGGGACATCAGCACCTTTGTCTTTCCGGACAACCTTGCCCGGTCAATCCGTTACGGGGGGAGGATCCTGGTGGATCTGATCCCGAAAATCTACGACACGGCGAGGATCATCAGGGTCAGGGGTGAGGATGGATCCATTCGAACCGAGCCGGTCAACCAGCCGGTGGTGCTCGAGCAGGAGACGGGGGAACAAAGACTCTATGACCTGACCGTCGGAAAATATGACGTGGTGGTGACCGTCGGGCCGAGCTATGCCACCAAGCGGATCGAGACCGCGGACAGCATGATCGCCTTTGTCCAGGCCGTGCCCGAGGCGGCCAAGGCCGTCATGGACCTGATCGCCAAGAATATGGACTGGCCCGGGGCGGACGATATTGCAGAGCGGTTGAAAAAGCTGCTTCCTCCAGGCCTGGCCGAGCCGGAAGACGGTGATCAGGGTTTGACCCTGCCCGGGAACCTGCCCCCGCCGAACCCTGTGGATGCGCTCAAGGTCCAGCAGGAACAGGAAAAGCTGGCCGGCATTCAGCTGGAGAACCAGATCAAGGCGGCGGAGCTGGCCGGAAAGCAGATGGAGACCAAAGAACAGATCATGGAGATGATTAATGAAATTTTGCAGGGCAATGAGATCGCCCTGCCGGGCCAGGTGGTGTGATGGGCAAGGCCACGAGGAATAGGGAGAAACGCCTGGGTATGCGTGGAAAAATACTGGATTTCCCGCAAAAGGGAAATGACAGCAAAGAGGACCCTTGGGAAGATGAAAGATTTTCGGGGACGTGTCCGACATGCGGGCAGCCGTTCTGCATGGAGTATGTCAGTAAATTGGAGAACACCTTGATCGTGATGAAGCAGGCGGTCCAGACCCTGGAAACTGCAAACAATATCAAAGATAAAAAAATCAGCAAACTTGAGGAGAAGCGGCCAAGTATCATTTTGCCGTATTGAATATTCACCCGTCCGCTCCCCGCCGTCGCCAAGGCTATGGCGGGCAAGTGGACGCAATCTTAATCTTGACCCGCCGTCGCCCCTTCGACAAGCTCAGGGCTATGGCGGGCCGGAAGGAGCAAGATCATGACGACAGAAACAGCATTAGCAACCGAGGAAGCCGAGGAGAATGTGCCGGCGATTGATACGCCTGAGAAGACTTCCATTTCATTCGAACCTCAAATAACAGACGCCCCGTCGGGTCAAGAGACACCTGACGAATCCGCCAAAAAAACGGCGGATAAAGACGCCACGGGTAAGGCGGATGATAGCGAGAAAAAAACCGCCACAGAAACGGCGGGCAAGTCCGACACGTCTGAAAAAGAAAAAACGGACGATGCCGAGAAGACGGCAGAAACTGAGAAAAAGGCCGGCGAAAAGACCGATACGGAGACGCCGGGTAAAAACAAGATCAGCGCCAAGGACCGCATCAACCAGCTCACCCGGGAAAAATACGACTGGATCAAACGGGCCAAAAAGGCTGAGGCCGAGACTGCCGAACTAAAGAAAGAACAGCCGAAGGATCCGGATGAGCTGACACCCGCTAAAGCGCACGGTCCGGACAAGCCCAGGATCGAGGATTTTGAAAATTACGAGGCCTATATCGAAACCCTCGGATCATGGAGCGCCAGTAAAACCCTTGCCGAAAACGCCGAAAAATCGGCGCAGGACACCGAGGAAGACAAGCGCGATCAACGCGAGGCCGGACTGCTGGCCAGGATTGATGTCTTCAAGGAGTCCCACCCTGATTTTGAAAAACTCGTGTTTGACAAGGATCTCAAGATCAGCCCGGCCATGAAAGAGGCCTGTATGAATACGGAACATTCCGCTGAATTGCTCTACTACCTCGGCCGGCACCCTGATGAGGCCGCGCGGATCGCCGTGTTAAGTCCCTTTGCCACTGCCATGGAGCTGGGAAAGATCGAGGCGGGTCTCAAAATTGAGACGCCCCCTGATGACCCCGTTGAAAAGAAGGATGAGGGGGCGGATAAAAAAACCACTAAAAAGATTTCCGATGCGCCGGAACCCATAGAGCTTGTTGGCGGGGCCGGAGTGATAAACAAGGACCCCGGAGAAATGACCAACGAGGAATATCGGAGGTGGCGCACCCGGAAGAAAGGATAAAGCGTCATGGTATCATCAAACACATTACTGAACCCGACGGTTATTGCAAAGGAAGCGCTCATGCAGCTGGAGAACAGCATGGTCATGGGCGCCAACGTGCATCGTCAGTATAAGAAGGAGTTTGTCAAAAAAGGCACCTCCATTACTATCCGTAAACCCAATAAGTTCCGGGCGACCAAGGCCCAGGCCCGGACCAACAGCAACCTGGCCGAGTCCAGCACCACCCTGACGGTCGCCACCCAGGCGCATGTCTCCTGGGCTTTCAGCTCTGTCGAGCTGACCATGACCATCGAGGAGTATTCCGAACGGTATATCAAACCGGCGACCATTGCGTTGGGCAACGTTGTGGACAAGGACCTCTGCGCCCTCTATGACGACGTTCACAACCAGGTCGGCACGCCCGGCACCACGCCTTCTCAATTTTCGGACCTCGGGGACGCACAGCGACGGCTTGATGATGAAGGCATCCCCGGCGGCGAGGAGAGGGTCGGCGTGCTGAACCCGGCGGCCAACTGGTCCCTGGCTGACGGTCTCAAGGGGACCTTTGCCCAGGACGTGGCCGAGGATCTTATCCGGAAGGGGTATCTCGGCAGGATCGCCAACCTGAAGCTCTTTATGGACCAGAACATCCAGAGTCACACCACGGGCGCCCACACCACGGACTGCACGCCGTTAGTGAATGGGGCCTCCCAGACGGGCACGAGCCTAGTGACCGACGGGTGGAAGGCCTCCACTGCCGTGCTCAAGGCGGGGGACGTGTTCACCATCGCGGACGTATACGCGGTCAACCCCGTGTCCGGGGATTCCACCGGCGTCCTGAGGCAGTTTGTCTCCACGGCGGACGTGACCTCCGACGACGGCGGCGCGGCGACCATCACTATTTATCCGGGGATCACCACGTCCGGGGCCTACCAGACCGTTTCGGCAGGGCCGGCCAATGATGCGGCCATCACCATGGTCGGGACGGAGAACACGGGATATCCCCAGAACCTGGTGTTCCATCCGAACGCCTTTGCCCTGGTCTCCGTGCCCGTGGCCATGCCGGCCAACGTGTGGGGCGCGAGGGAGACCTATAACAACGTGAGCATCCGGGTGGTCAAGCAGTATGACATCGATGCGGATGAGGAGATCATCCGTCTCGATATCCTTTATGGGGTCAAGACCCTGTATCCGGAGCTGTGTTGCAGGATGACCGGATAAAATTTGCCCTTCGACAAGCTCAGGGTAAATTTTATGAAACGTCCCGCCCCATCGGGGCGGGACTCTAACCGAAGGAGGGAAAAATGAAAAGGATTCGAGGATTTTCATTACTTGAAATCATGTTTATCGTGGTGATTCTGGCGGTCATTATTTTCGCGCCATTTTCTGCGCAGGCCGATGACCGGGACTTTAGATATCGATACAAGCGAGAGCTTGGCGGGACATCGGCAGGATCCGTCGCACTCATCGATGCGACCCAGACCCTGACCAATAAGAGCATCGTGCCACGGACTGTCTGGATCACCGATGACAGCCAACTAACCCAGTGGTCCGGGACAAGCGTTGTGTCCGTATCCGGGCAGAGCATTTACCAGATGGCCGCCGGCACGCTCTACATGATAGACCCATACGCGATCCTGACCGGGGTATCGGGCATTGCTCCAGGGGGTACAACGGGTTTTGCGGCATTCAGCGGTGTTTCCCTTATCCTGCCAAGCGCGGCCGGGGCGTCCACTGATGAGCAGCTCGTGGGTATCGGGATGGGTGTGAGCGGAGAAACGGGATATGATCACCTCAAGTCGGGGGTCACAACTATCTATGTCTATCCCTATGCAGGGTCCTCCAGCGTGACGGACTACTCAAACGGCGTTTATACACCCGAGACCATGCTGACCTATTACAGTGTGAATGGGACCATCACCGGTAGGGACATGATATCGGGAACAAGCTACTGGGAAATTAATATGCCCGGCGAGATCGTCTGGTTCAAGCTGGACAATGACAGCCAGGTGAGCGCCTATCCCGTTGCTCGCCAGGTGTTTAATTAAAGGATCTAAGGTTTAAAGCCTAGAGCCACTTTCCGTTAACCTTTAAGGAGGAATACTATGGCATCCGACAATCAATTGACCGGTCATGATCCGGACGGGAGCATGGAGCAGGAAAGGCCCTATGAGTACCAGGAATATCCCAAGGTGATTTACAGGGACGGGGAAAATCCCGTCACGGTGCAGAATGAGGCGGAGGAAAGAGCACTCCTGGGCGAGCCGGCGCCGGACGCAACAGCGGATGAGACGGATGAATCCGCCTCATCTGAGGCTCACCCGGATGAAAACCTGACCAAGGGCGAGCTGATCGAGAAATACGGGCTGGATCTGGAGCCGGGCAAGGTCAAGAAAGAGGATCTCCTGATCGTTATCGAGGAGTTGAAAGAGGTTGAAGATGACCCCACGGGATCTGATTAAGGGCGCCCTCAGGGCTTACGGGGCCATTGCCACGGGACAGACCCCGTCCGCCGCCCTGATGAAGGACTGCCTGGAATCGCTCAATCTGATGCTCAAGGCCTGGAGCGCCAGGCGTCTGTTCATTTATCACACGGAATGGGAGAACTTCACCCTGACAGCCGGGACCGCCTCCTACACGATCGGGAGCGGCGGGGATTTCGACACGACCCGGCCCAATAAGATCCAGGGGGCCTTTATCCGGGATGACGGCGGCACGGACCATCCGGTGGATGTTATCGGCGAGGATCGATATCGCCGCCTGACCTTGAAATCCAACCAGACCCGTCCGGACCGTCTCCATTATGATCCAAACTATCCCTTGGGCAAAATCTACCTATACCCCACGCCGGCGGATGCCGAGGCCCTGCACCTTTTCAGCCTCAAGACCCTGACGACCTTTACGAGCCTGTCAGCGACCATCCAGGTCCCCGGGGAATACGAGGAGGCCCTGAAGTTCAATCTGGCCGTCCGTCTGGCGCCTGAGGACGGGATGACCGTGTCCCAGGATGTGAAGGATCTGGCCAAGGACGGGAGGGATACGATCCGGCGGATCAATGCCGCCAACCAGGTGGAGTCCATTCCGCTGGATGATCCGATCCTGAATCCGGGGGGACGGCGGTATAATATTAACACCGGCTAAAATTTGCTTCGCAAATTTTAGGTGACGCGGCTACGCCGCTTTGGAGGGTTTCATATGAAAAAGGTTTATATATTGATCGTTGCCAT